GCTAGGGAATTTTACAACGCCGCATTAACCGGGCTCAGGCCTTCTGCCATGTTCCAGATACGCACCATAGAATACGGCGGCCAACGGAAACTGAAGCATAACAACGAAGAAATGAACATCATCCGAGTCGAAACGAAGGGCGACTTCACGGTGCTGGTATGCGAGAAGGTGGGAGCAAATGCCTGATGTTGAGATAGAAGGCTTATCTATCGCACTTGAAAAAGCTCTAGCAGAATACAAAGAAGAAGTGTCAGCATCAATTGAGAAAGCGTATGCAGATAAGGCCGATGAACTCGTGGATATCCTTAAGCAAACATCGCCCAAGCAAACCGGCGAATATGCGAGGGGTTGGGCCAAGAAGAAGCAGCAAATGGAGGGCGGCGTGTCATATTTAGTCTACAACAAGGATAAGCCGCAACTTACGCATCTTCTGGAGTTTGGGCATGCAAAACGCGGAGGAGTCGGACGAGTCGAAGGCATACCACACATAGGCCCGGCCAGAGACAAGATAGAGAAAGAACTGGAAGAAGAAATCGCGGACATAATTAGGAGGGGTGGCTAAATGTCTATGCAGAAACTTTACACGGCGCTTTCTGGGACTGGCATGCCGGTTGCATATCGGTCATTTATCACACCGCAGACGCCACCCTTCATCGTGTATCTCTATTCCAGTTCAGATGATTTCTACGCAGATAACGAGAACTATGTTCAGATCGGAAACTGGCAGGTAGAACTTTACACGCAAACCAAGGACATCAGTTCGGAGCAAACAGTCGAAAAGGCGCTGAAGGAAGCTGGTTTTACATGGGCCAAGTATGAGGCTTGGCTTGACGAGGAAGATTTATTGCAGATTTTGTACCTAATTCAAAGTGTGGAGGGATAATAATGGCTGATAAAGTTTTATACGGATTGGACAATGTACACGTAGCGTTCGTAAGTTCAACATCGCCGTATACATGGGAAGATCCAATACCTATACCGGGCGCAGTCAATTTTACATGCAACCCGGAACAGGCGGAACAGAGTTTCTATGCGGATAACGTGAGATATTACTACTCAAACAAGAACAATGGCTACACGGGAGAGCTCGAGATGGCATTGGTACCGGAATCGGTCTTAGCGGAGATGCTAGGGTGGGAAATAGACGCAAATGGCATGATGCTGGAGATTGCAGATGGCAAACCTAAAGAATTCGCTCTGCTTGCCAGATGCGAAGGCGACGAAGCAGGCAGAAAATGGGTTTATTATCGCTGTGTAGCATCTAGGCCTTCGGAAGCGCATGCTACGTCGGCAGAAAGCGAAACGATTGCAACGACAAAGTTAAGTTTGCGCGTTCTGCCTGTGAGTGTAGGCGGAAAGAACGTAGTCAAAGCCGTAGCATCACAGGATTCTACCGCATTTGCGAACTGGTTCAACGCCGTCGTACCGCCAGGCGGTGGCGTTGGTGTACCGACCGATACAAGCATGCTGCAGTCCTGCTTGGACTTCATTGCTACGCTCGATTCTACGGCCTATACAGCAGACAGCTGGAACGCGCTGCAGAATAAGGTAACGCTAGCGGGAACACTCCTTGAGCCCACAGCTACGCCGACGCAGGCCGAAGTAGATGCGATGGTAGACCAGTTATTCGCAGCAATACTAGCGCTTGAAGAAGTAGCTTAGGAGGGACGACATGCGTGAGATAAACATTGGCGGAAAGCCAGTGCAATTGCGCGGAGGGCCATTGGCACAGCTGTATTATCGCCAGGAGTTTGGCATTGACCTCTTAGCGGATGTTCAGAAGATGCGGGGCCCGGATAAAGACCCAAGCAAAGTCGATGGGGTCCTGCTCCTCCAGCTAGCATGGTGCATGGCAAAAGGCGCTGAAGAATATGGAAAGCCGTTCCCATCGTTTCCGAAATGGTTGGCTCAGTTTGAGTACATTGACTGGGCTGATGAAGAAATGGTGAACGGCATAATGAACCAAGTAACAGATTCCTTTTTTCGTTCCGCTCTCCAAGGGTGATCTTACTCTTGGAGACGAGCTAGAGCTGCCAGACAGACTAGATCTGGAGTGGATTGCAGTAGGCAAGCATCTAGGTTTGAGTTTCGAGGAGATGGCAGTAATGCGCATACAGGATGTGGCAGCTCTAGCTGATATAACGATAAAAAAACAGACAGAAGCAGTAAAACCAAAAGTGCGCAAGGCGACACAAGCTGACATAGATAGGCTACTTGCATAGGAGGTGAGTTAGTGGCCGGCAAGATAAAAGGGATAACAATTGAGATAGGCGGCGAGACGAAAGGGCTGGACAAGGCTCTGTCGGATGTAAACAAAAGGTCTCGCGATTTGCAGAAAGAGCTCAAGGAAGTAGATAAGCTTCTAAAGCTCGATCCGCATAATACGGAACTTCTTGCGCAAAAGCAGCAGCTTCTCTCCGAACAAGTAGCCAATACGAAAGAGAAACTAGACCGGCTGAAAGAAGCTCAAGCCCAAGTAAACGAGCAGTATGAGAAGGGCGAGATAGGCGAGGAACAGTATCGTGCTTTTCAGCGCGAAGTCGTACAAACCACAAATGAGCTGCAAAAGTACAAAGATCAGCTCAAGAATGTATCCAAAGAGCAGGGCGGCCTAAGACAAGCTCTGGAGCAGACAGCTGAATCCATGCAGAAAATGGGCAAAAAGATGAGCGATATTGGGAAAGATATGTCGCTCAAAGTCACAGCACCGATCGCGGCAGTCGGTACGGCGGCTATCACGGCCTGGAAAGAAGTAGACGAGGCGCTAGATACGATCACAACAAAAACGGGCGCAACAGGCGAAGCGGCAGACGCAATGGCCGAGTCGTTTAGAAATGTTGCAAAAACGCTGCCGGTCAATATGCAATCGGTCGGCGATGCTATTGGGGAAGTAAACACACAATTTGGCCTCATGGGTAAACCATTAGAAGATGCAACCGAACTCGTACTTAAATTTGCACAGATAAACGGGACAGACGTGTCCCGATCAGTGCAGCAAGCTAAAGGCGCTATCGAAGCATACGGGCTTAGCAATGATGATTTAGCCGATGTACTGGATGCAGTCACAAAAGCAGGGCAAGATACCGGGTTGAGCGTTGACGCGATATTTAGTGCTGTGGTCAGAGGCGCGCCGCAAATAAAAGCGATGGGAATTGAGTTTGCGGATGCTGCGCAAATGATGGGGCGTTTTGAACAAAAGGGATTGGACGGCGAGAAGGCTCTTTCGTATCTTGCCAAAGCGCAAGTAACCTGGGCCAAGGAAGGCAAGACGCTGCAAGAGGGGCTGGCAGAACTTCAGCAGAAACTTGCGGACAGTACAAGCGAAACAGACAAGCTCAGCCTAGCCAGCGAGGCTTTCGGAACAAAAGGCGCAAGTTTCATGCTCGAAGCTATCGAACGTGGCGCATTAGATCTGACCGATTTTGGCTCTGCAGCAGCAGACGCAGCAGGCTCAGTTACTACTACTTTCGAAGCCACTTTAGATCCATTGGATAAGGCCACCGTAGCATTCAATAATTTGAAACTTGTGGGCGCAGATCTTGGCACAAGCATTCAGGAGGTCTTAGCGCCGATCTTGGATAAGCTAGTCGAATTACTTCAGAGACTCTCGGACTGGTTCAATGGGTTATCTCCTACCACACAGGAATGGATAGTTAAAATAGCCTTGCTTGCCGCAGCGCTTGGGCCTGTGGTACTCGTCGCCGGCCAGATGATATCCGCATTTAGCAAAATATCGGGCCTTATAAGCGCATTGGGACCGATATTTACGTTGCTAACGGGCCCTGTTGGGCTCGTAGTCGCGGCCATTGCGGCGGCCGTGGCTATAGGGGTAGCGCTGTGGAAGAACTGGGACGAGATAAAGGAGAAGCTCTCGGATATTTGGAACTCGATTAAAACAACGGCCGAGACAGTCTGGGACGGGATATTGCAAGCAATTAAATGGCCGATAAACCAGATTATAAAGGCGATAAACGCGCTTATCCGTGGCCTAAACAAGATTAGCTTTTCGATACCGGATTGGGTGCCGTTCTTGGGCGGAAAATCGTGGGGGTTTGATATACCCGAGATACCGCTACTAGCAGAAGGCGGCATAGTTACAAAGCCGACTCTTGCGGTGCTTGGCGAACGAGGGCCAGAAGTAGTTGCCCCGCTTGAGAAACTTAGCGGTGTTACCATCACACAAAACCTATACTTCTACGGCCCGGCGGACAAGACGGTGGTTACCACGGCTCTTGATGAAAGCAATAAAAAACTCGTGCAGAAGCTCAGACTCTCTGCTCCGGGGGTGCTATAAATGAAATATGATGTGCTGGCACTAGCTCCGCAAAATGATACGCTCATCTACCAAGACGTGAAACAATATCACGTATATGACTATCCTCGGCGCAATACCGCTGATGCCGTGCTCCTCAAATATCAACCAAGTGTTATATCCTGCACACTGATTGTTTATGGGCATGAAGAATATATGGCATTAAAACAATATGATCGTGCCCATAGCGAAAAGAACCTTTACATCGATAAGTTCGGATTTGAGTCCAGTTATTACAAGCGCGTAATACTTGAGCTTGGAGAAGAAAAGCAAGTAGATTCAGACACATGGATCATACCTGCGGTGTTTACCGCCTTAGATCCGTTTCTGTATGATGCTGAAACGGGCGAGGTGATTTACTAATGGCGATCACCAAAACATGGTCAGCGACAGTATCCAATGGTCAGCAGACACAAATCCAAATCGATGGCACAAAAGTAGATTCTGCACGTGTCAGATGGAAAGGCATCGACCGATACCAGATGCACTACTGGTCGGATTATGGCGGGCAAACATTCCCAATGCCTCCAAGCCAATACGATGTTACTGGCGGTAGATGCGGGGCAGTAATTTATGTAAAAACGTATAGTATGGTTGGTTCAGAAATAAAATTCAAACTGACGGCTCCCGGCAACATTAAAACACAAAGGATATATTTTCATCCCGACACCGAAACCGAATGGGAAATATCAATGAATTGCGCAGGATACGGCACCGTAGAGCTGGAAGTAACAGAAGATCCGGAATGGCCTCCGCTTGAATGCTATGTGGTTAGATATTGGACTTATACAGAAGCACAATGGAATGAATTCCTCGGTGGTACGGAGAATCCAAAGATAACCGTCGGATCGCAAACAGTGAGCGGGCCCGCAAGCGTAGCAGACGGAGTTTGGTCAAACTGGTACAACGTCACGCTCAGCCCAGGGCTTAACCGAAT